AGCTTACCTATTATACAACACATATTAGGTCATCAGAGTATAAAGACAACGCAGGTGTATTCAGCAGTGAAAGACACAACGATAAATAAGGAGATACGAAGAGCGTTTAGGTGAGGGTTCCATCGGGACTATCTTTGCTAAAAACAGAAGAATAAGGAATCTGCATGTCTTAACCTTTACCAACATCAAAAGACTTGGATATGAGAACTTAAAGGGATGTGATTCTTTAGAATCAATTACTATTCCTAAAAGTATAGATATTATAGACTGGTATACCTTCGGAGGTGCCACAGGAAAATACCTTATGTCAATAAAGAATGTTATTGTCGAAAAGGGCAAGCTATCATACATACCAGAAGGGTTTGATAACAATATAAAGGATGTTGTAGACTATCCTTCTACCATATATTCTTTTGGATGGGCTCAACCGAGCTTGCGAGCGAAGATTACTATTTTAAGAGCCCCAACCCCTCCTAATATTGACGTTCGTTCGCTCGAAGGTAACGGTCTGATATATGTACCCGACGATGCAATAGAAGTTTATAAACATTCCGACATCTGGTCTCGTATTGCAGATAGAATTTATCCCCTTAGCGAGTATCATGAATGATACTCGCTGAGAGGACGTATATTTGTAGAAATATATCTTGTCATATTGTTATCTGCTCGATATAATTCTAATGAGTCATCAGGGACATATAATGTGAGCGCATTTATAGGTGTGCTATACGAGTGAATGCCAGGTGGTGTCTTCGCTCTACATATCACAACACCTTTGTTCTTATTCATCGGATAACGTAAGAACTGTTGCCCTAAGTGCTTGATAGTAGAAGGAAAATCAACGATTCTAACAAATGGACAATACCCTATGCAGTTATCACCAAGTTCCTCAAGTCCTTCCCAAAATCTAACCTCAAGCAAACTTGTACAATTAGCAAAGGCTTCATTTAATCGTCTCACATTATGGAAGTGTTGAAAATCATTAAGATTAGTAATATTGTTATTATGTCTAAACATAGTTCCGATGGGATTAAAACGGTGTTTAAATGCTATTTAAATTCCATCGGAACTAAGTTTTATAATAATGATAAAATCGTAAGTTTAAAGGCTCTACGTTATTTCAATATTAAGGTTTTAAACAATGACATATTCCGTAAAATTCCTAACTTAAGAGAGGTGTGGATTCCATCTACTGTTAAGTCTCATGCGTATCGAACATTTCTTGATAGCGTCAATATTAAGACGGTGGTAATTTGTAGTGAGATACCATTTACAGATAAAAACTTTTTCCATGTAAACACCTACAGTCATATACCTTCAGATTTAAAAGTATATGTACCAGACTCAGCATTATCAAGATACAAGGAAGCATGGAAGAATTTTCCTTATCTGTCTCGTCTACATCCACTCAGTGAGTATCAAGAGTGATACTCGCTTAGTGGGTGGATATATTCAGCTATGTCTGAGAATGACGTACTTGTCTTGTATAGATTAACGCTCTCGTCTGGAACAAATATTCTTGAGCCTTTCCTCTTATTCCAACCATACGAAGCTCTCGTTCCTTGTTTAGGGGGATTCTTACTTTTTATGATAAAGTTCTTAAAAGATAGTCCCCATAACAAAGAACTCTGCTGCTCCATATTTTCAACGACAATAGTATCTATCGTTGATCCATAGAAACAAGTATCATACATTGACACAGATGGTGGGCATATTAACTTATTAAGGCGCACTATATAACGTAAATCCTCTCTATTGATAGATGTGAGATTATTAAATATAGATAGGTCTAAGACACCAGTCTTTCGATCTAAACCGTTGAATTTAGTCCCGATGGAATTAAAATAGCATTTAAACACCGTTTTAATCCCATCGGAACTATGTTTAGAGGCGGATCGTTTGAATCGCTGAAAGAACTTGGTATGTTTGGAACTGTCAAGCTGAGTGATGGAGCCTTCCAAAAAACAACAGTAAAAGAGTCTATAGTTTTACCTGAAGGTTGCACGAGCGTAGCGACAGGAGCCTTTGAAAAAGCCATAGTAAGAACGATAGAACTGCCTTCTACTGTATCTTTTCTCTGGAGTACTTGCTTTCACGAAGCACGTATAGACAATCTGATTTTCCATGGAACTCAGCCCCCTCAAAAATATGGATATTGGGAGTTCTTAGGAGCGAAGATAAAACACATATATGTTCCTGATAAAAGTGTAGAATCTTACCGTTCTGCTAATCTCGTACCATGGTTAGAATATGAACCGCTTAGTAAGTATCATTCGTGAAGTTCACTCATAGGGTGAATAATAGATGTTCCGCTTAATGGAGAAGGTTTGCTTGTAAAAGCCTTTTTATACACCTCTAAGCTCTCGTCTGGGACATAGAACTTGCACCCATTAGGTGTACATGTATCGTAGGTTCCTGTTGTGTTAGAAAATGTCCAGTCGTGACTTGGGGGAGTCTTTCCATGAAAAACGACAACTGTTGCTAAATTGAAACCTAACACATAACGACCAAGCGATGTAACGTTCTCTGGTATATCTATTCTTTTCGTATTATAGAAGTATGAACGAGGAGCTGATGATACAGACGGAAGGGACTTGATGGATTTTAAATGCTTCAAGTCTGATAGGTTATCTGTTTTTATATTGTAGAATATAGTCCCGATGGAACTAACAGCTGCTGCTTCTTCCATACTTAGCTCTCCGTCACCGTCTTTATCCCAGTTTTCTACACAAATGCGCTTTACCTCTGGGTCCTCAAAGCGAATCCACCACTTAGCAATGTTCAGCTTGAGCTTAGGATAGTGTGTCATTAAGGCATCGTAGGTGTCACGATACGCACCAGTGGTGAGGTTGATAGTACCGTCAAGCACTGGATATGGGTCATTTCCGTATTGCCCTTCTGCATCGATTCCTTGATATGTGCCGTCTACCAACTGGGAAAGTTTATCGAATGCTCGTCCATCCGTGAAAGTCTCATTGAATCCGACACAGCGCACGTAACGCAGGGCGTGAGGCACTTGCCCTACCTGTGCATCCATTATTCCAATGAGCATCTTAATCGGCTGAAGGTTATCACACCCACTCACGAAGTAACTCATAACGTTAGGAGCGCAGGCTTCGGTGTTACACTTCTCATTGGTGAGCTTGTCAAGGTTCTTTAATTCCACGTATGACGTGGAAGCAGGATAGTCGACTTCTTCGAGCGCACCACCATCAGCGAAGTGTGCTTCGGTTAGCGATGAGCCACCAGCGAGGAACTTACGCAGACGGAAGTTACTGCGCATATCAAGCGCACCTCCGAGCGTAGATATATTCTGAACATCAATTTCCTCTAACGAGGTAGTATTACCGAGCGTAAGCGAAGCTATGAGTATCTTCACCTTCTGTTCGTTCTCATCACCGAGTTTCAATCGCTTGAGTCGCTTACCAATGATTGACAGCGCACCGTTAATTACATACGAACTCCAATCGCCAATATCGAGCAGGTAGTCAGCTGACTTGACAGATAGCTGCTGGTCAGACGTACCGTTAATGTCGACGACTATCTCGCAAGGCTTACCTGCATCTGTACGAGCACCACGCATGATTGTGGTACCGTACGCAATGGTAGGATATAACTTCATTGCAGGCGTTAATCGCAGAACGATTGAGTTTGTCGTTGCGTCAGCCTGTGCGGAGGTACGCACGGTAATTGCCCCTTCAGCGGTCTTTGCGTCATAATCACCGAAGGAATACTTAGACATAAGGTACTGAATGCGTTTCTTTACCCAAGCAACCTCTGGAGACTTACCATCACCAAGCGACTGGCCCAGTGGGTCGGTATCGTTCGTGTATGTTCCTTGCAGCATGGCGAGCTTCATTTTCTCGTACAGCTTGCCATCCTCATTATAGAGCATAGACGAGAAGTTATCTATCACAGAGAAATAATACCTCTCGAAGTATGCAAAGAGTTTCTGCTGATGCGTACCCTTTTGCAGTCCTCCAAGTTCCTCCATCTTAGACATCATTCGTCTCATCATTTGCGCACGCTCCTCTGGATATGCCTGCTCCATTAAGTTCCACAACACAGACTTTTCACCGTTCCATACAGGCGTACCGTCAGCATAGGTATCGTGAAACTCTACCCAGTAAGGTTTTTTCATTAAACCTTGGTTTATGACTGTAAGGATAGTATCAAGGTCATCCTGACGGAACTTCCATTTACTCTTTGCCATATCTATTTTTTATTGAAATTATACGGATATGTATTCTTGGCACAGTTGTCAGTTGCTGCCTTCAACTCTACGTATAACTGATGAAAAAGCAGGTCCATAATATCCCAGTCCTGTGGCTGCTCAGCACGGAACTTTTGGATGCGTGCTGCCTTGAATAACTCATTGAGTTTAGCGACATCACTAATCGATGTGAATGTTTCCTCGGTCAATCCGTATTTATCACCGACCAACTGCTGACGAAGATTAACCACTGTTGCACCGCTATCGAGTGTTGATGGGCAGAACTTCTTATACAAGCTATCGTAATAGTATAGGTTGTATTGGTTGGGGTCACCATCCTTTGCTATCCAATACTCTATATGTGTTGAATGTGGGTCAGCGTTCAGTTCTTCAAGTGTACCATTGAAAGGCTCAATAAATGTATTACACGAATATACAATATTGTAAGCCGTGATATACGACTCAACGAGTTGCTCTGCACGCTGTCGTGTTTCATTGTCTGCTGTAGTCTTATCATCCGCTGGGAGGTCAGCATAATCCAAGTCCCAGCAGTTCTCCCACGAAAGTTCAGAAACTTGGTACTGATAGGCTTCCTCCTCAGCGTTATAGCGTATTCTTCGCTTATCCCAAGGCACTTGAAACAAGGTAAGGCGTGGCGAGTTATCAGAGCCTTCAATAGACAGGAGGTCAGGGAAAAGGTCCTTGTCATATCCAAAGGTCGCAGCATCACCTTTGTCTGGACCGATGGTGAACAAACCAACAAACTTATACGTCACAGTACCGTCCTCTGCCGTCTGTTTCTCGAAGCCTACGAATGTCTCTTGATAAATAGATACTCTTGCTTCGCTGTTCTGTTCGATACCCTCGTTAGTCAAACCAACTGCCTTCCATAGGTCGGTAAATGAATTTACAGAACCCATCTTGTGGTATTGCATTGAAGACGCTATATTCTTCTTTCCTGTCAGCTTAGAGATTTTAGGCAGGTTTTTGAACAGCTCAAATTTCTTCTGTTCCGTTAGTCCGTCCTCATATACGATAGTAGTATCTTTAGCTACCTTTGCCTTCCAGTTCCATAGGTAATAAAGCATTGATGATGTACCCTGACCTTGCAGCTGAAGGTTGGTAATCGTCAAGCGGTTAAGGTTCGTATTGCCATCCTTAGGGTATATCTCAAGCGTTCCCTTTGGACGATAAGACTTGCCGTACTCATACGCAGGCAGTGGCTTATCGAAAGTAAAGACATTTACCTTGCCACGCACTTTGTCGAAGTCGACCGTGGTGCCAAGCGTATCGTAAATGTCGTTATCTAATTTCTCTGCACTCTTCTCTCCAACAGTTGAGAGTGCATTGATATAGTCCTGATGCACGTTAGCTGCATCCATTGCACTGTCATACACACGAATAGAGTACAAATCAACATCCGCCTTATCCGAACCTATTACGATACCACCGCCTGAACCTATCTGCATAGAATCAGTAAGCAAGTAAGCGAACTTGCGAGCTTCAATGCCGTCAATGTAGAGGTAGACGAGATTAAGATAGTAGGTGTTTCCATTCAGTACGTAAGTGTACTTCTTAGGAGAGATAACGAGTGCCAGGCGAATGCGCACACCATCATCTGTGCTCATCGCCTGCACATCAGCATTACGCTCACTACGAGTTGCGAACATAATAGAAGACGGCTTTACTTTCAGACCGACATAACCCTTCTGATAAGGCATAGCGATAGATATACACTCTGCATCGTAATCAGAAGTGTTATTAATCTGATAGTCAATTTCGATTGTTTTACCACTCTGCGCTGCCTCCTTGGCGAATGGCTTGTAATCAATAGTAAGGCGTGAACCAGCGAGCAAGCGCAATGTGCGTGCACCTTCATCGTCCGTCACCCAGCCGTCACGTGAGAAGGCTACGTTCTGCCAATCAGAACCGATATGATCTGAGTTGATAAGATTGCGGAGGACATTGCGGTCGGTGTCGGTGTTGTTTCTATTCTTCGCATTGAAATAGAACACCGCTCCAGCAGTAGCAGAGTAACCTTGCGAGTTATCCACAGGGAATGGAATTGCATCACGTAGTCGCACCTCGTCTGTTGGGTGCGTACGAAATCCGATGAGTGCCGTAAAATCAGAGTTATCGATTGTCTCGACTTCAAGAGAAAGCGTGTATTGCATCTTGGTTTGTGTCAGCGTATTCTCAGACACATTTTCTTGCAACACCTCGTTATCCTTCTTCATCAAGATTGACAGTGGTGTCGTAACAGCCTTGCCGTCATATACAGCGTACTCCAGCACCTTGTTCTCATACCAGTTAAGCAGCTTCTCTGCCTTGTTGTTTACAACTACCATCTTCACAGCTTCGTTATTAGCGACAGCCATAAAGTCGTAACCTACTGGAGTAGTCTGAACGGTATTGTCTTCATTCGACAGCCAAGCAGATAGATGGAAAAGACCTGTCTTGTTCGTGAATGGAACGGTATAGGCTACAGGCGATGACGTGTAAGTTGCTGTACCGAACTGACGTTCATACGTCTGTTCGTAACCATCACCCGTAATCTTAACATGCAGCGTCTTAGATATGTTTCCACTAATATAACACGGCAGTACAATATCGCCCTGGTAAGCTTTCCACCAGTTAAATTCTGATATTGAAAGGAAGAGCGCAGACAACGTGATTGAATATACTAACGCTGGAGAGGTTTGCCCCGTCACCTCACCTGTAATCTTCACCATGATATTATTCTGTCCTGATTCGAGGAACTTGAAGACATCTACAGTGGTGAGTGTGTTTGACTGGCAGCGACCACGAGCCTTAGAGACAAACGTTCCATCTCCAGCCTTAGCGAAGATCTCGTAAGTACCCCATTCTCCTGTGTCGATAAAATCGCTCTGTCCGACGTCCTTAGTGCGAGACACAAACATAAACTTAATAGCACACTCACCAGCTGACTTAGAAGCAGAGAGAGTAGTAGAAGGAGACTGATTGACAGCACGTAAGTAATAGAGAATAGACTGCTGTTGTCCTCCGCCACCTTGCCCAATAGGGAGTTCAGATAACTTCATTGCCACCCACTGATCACCATTCCATACGAGTACACACGTATCAGAGGTGAGTTCGTCAACCTCAGTATTTACGTTGGAGAGCTGTCCGAGCGAGGGGCGGTTCTTTGACACGACCTTCTTCACACGCTCCTCCTCAGAGTTCTGTGCGTCGATTAACTCATTGACCTTCTCGGGTAACTTGTTAAACTCTTCAGCGGTCAGTCGTCCGCCTGTCTGTTTATGTTCTAAGTAGAGTTTTTCTATTGACATATTATGATAGCTTGAATGGGAATGTATAAGTAAAACCGTTATTACCTTCTATATCAACTCCGTGTGCAAGAGATAGAGCGTGACAGATGATATCTTGAAGTAGTTTAGGGTGAGAGGAAGAATAACTCTCACCCGTATTATCTTCGATGCCACGGATAGAAGCTTGTGCGAAGCGGTTATCTTTCGTACGGCTTTCTGTTATATAGACCTTGATGTGCTTCATTCAACATGTTTAATTTATTCTGTTGAAAATCTTGAGGAGGAAGCCTTTTATACTTGGCTTAAATTTTAGTCCAAAGACAACAATAGACAACACCAGCAAGCCCATTATAATTTGCCACCATCTGAAAGGCTCTGCTATCTGTACCTGATCAACGTGCTTATCTTTATGTCGTTTGTTTTCAGTGAAGTTAACTTTCGTGTTAGTCTGCTTGTTAGCCGTACTATCTTTTTCCTCTGACAGCCCTCGCTTTTCGTTTCTGCGGCTTTCAATTCGCTCTTTAATCGATTTCAAACCACGATTAATTATGATGCTGCCGTCGGCTTTATATTCAACCATTGGCACTTTGCTCCCGACATTTGTGTCGGTAGCAAAACTATCCTCCAGGCAAGGAACTTCAAAAACAAACTCACGTATGACACTTGTTAGTTCGTCGATGTTAGTTGTGTCGATGAGTGATACATGCTTTTCGTTTCGTTCCGTTGTCACCTGCTCACTATTATACGTTTGTTTGATGCTTTCAATTGCAATTGACTTCTTAGTCCGACAGCCAACGCACATTGTTATAAGGACGCAAATTAATAGTTTACAAGATGTATCTATAAGTCTATTCATACCTCTTCTGATTTAGGTGAGGGAGGAAGACTCCCTCACTTTGTTACACTTTAAGTTTGAAACACTGTCTTCTCTGCCGTCCGTCGGCATTCTTGTAAGCAACATGCACCCACCTTGAAGTCTTACTTCTTTCCACGATAATTTGATCGTAGGAGTACCCCATTTTGGAGAACTCGTTAGCTATGAATCGTTCAAACTCAGTCTGCTTACCATTGACAGGTTGCAAGTCTGCTGCATAGCCCTCGACGTGTGCGGAGGTCTTCACACCGCCTACAGCCTTATTCAATTCTGGTGAGCGGTAGCCACTTGTTACACGGATAGCAGGGTTCTCGAGTTTGTGAGCCTCGCAATACTTACTCCATTCTACACGAATACTCTCTAAAAGAGTAATCGTTTCTGTAAGGTGAACCTTCACAATAGAAGGAGGGTTATTGTTTATCTTGAGTTGTTCAGCAGTGCTGGATTGTACCAGCTCTGCTATTGAAAAATTTGCCATACTATTCTTCTATTTTTTGATTTACATTTTTCTCTTCACCAATGTAGTCAGCGACATACTGAATGACTTTCTTTGCATCTCTATCTGAAGCTGCACTAACGACTGATTGAATGATGCGCTGCATATCAGCAGCGGTACTCTTTCTCTCTCTTGCATGTTCAATGAGACTCTTTGTCTCTATGATGAGTAAGGAAGCAGAGAACAGTAATGTACAGATAGGGAAAGTCTTAACACCTAACAGAGAACAAGACGTGAAAATCACGACATCGATAATCAAGGCGATAAGGAGAAATCGCCAATACTCACCAATCTTACCAAGCGTCTTACGCATAAGGTGCGAAGTCAAAGGCTTCTTCAATTTGTTTTGCGTATAAACCCTGTCCCATAGGTCGATGAAGGCTGCGCTAACGACTAAAGCCCACATCACGACACATGTTATAAGATGTGTAGCTACAGAGTGAATAAACTCTGGTGTAAACTGTAATTCAACTATATCCATACGAACACCTCCTTTACAATAGGAAAAGAAAAACACCCACGATCGCACCAAGCATACCTGCACAGACATCGAGCCAATCGAACTGCTCCTTTCTGTAGTAGTAATCGACACTCTCTTTTCCAGTCATGATGAAGAATGCTGGTACCAATGCGAAGATTAAGCACACATCAATAGCATGTAAGGCCTTGCACACAATCATCGAAACGACAAGACCAGCAAACATGTGCAGATACTTATCGCTACCGATAGCAGCGAGCCTTCCGAAAATCCTGTAAACACAATCTAAAAAACTTTTCATATCACTATTTTATTTAATTAAACATCCATATTAGGTGCTGGTATAACAGCAGGTGGTTCGTCGCCATTCGATGGGTTGATTAGATTCCCACCACTATCAGAAGAGAAGTTATTTCCGCCTAATTCCGAAACATACGACTTAGCAACGACGGTGTCGTAATAAACAGATCGCACAGAGTAAGACATCTTTTGAGCAACAACCGCACCTCCACTTGTAGAGCCAATCTCGAACAATCCACCATAAATCATTTCTCCACTCTCTCCAATCTTAAGTGTGATAGGAGTTGTAGCTGCTATTATAGCCTTATTATCGTCTGTGTACTGCTGTCCTAACTGTAAGGTTATAGATTCATGTGACTTATCATCAAGCGTAGCAGTCAACTTAATATCACCACCGCCATAAGTATTCTGTTGAAAACCTCTATTGGTGATTTTCACAATGATATTAACACCGAGATAAGCCTTACCATCACGCTTGCTAACGAAGTATCTGCTGGCATTAATCAACTCCATATCTACTCCATACTTATTCACTATACCACGATGATTAAGCATTATCTGTGGCTGTCCGAGTTCATTCGCAAGAATGATGTTCGGATACCCATCAACTTCACCGAAGTAAATTGAACCGTGTTCACATCGCATACGTACACGAGAAGCATCAATCGTTCCATCTGAAGCTACTAACGCAACCTTACCATCTGTAGTCTGAACTGTAAACCTATCTGCAACGATGTCAAAGGTACTATTCTCACCATTCAAGTGCATACCTACTTTTTCAAGACCAGTACGCAAGTCTTTCACAAAGGCAGAGATTGATTTGCCACCAACATTAAACTCAGCCTCGAACTGTTTAGTAGTATAGTGTTGTGCAGACTGCCAATCTTCAATACTAAACTCTTCACCCTTTTTCTTTGGCTGAATGCAGACAAGCAAGTCGTTGTGGTACTCATCACCAAACTTTGCATTGGTCCACTGGTCGCCTGCATCGTATGGAGGTTCTGGCACGGCTTGCACGAACACTCGACGCTTACCATCAGCTGTGTCTTGTGCGTGCTTAGCTGCTTCAAGTGACTTCAACACATCAGCGTCTGTTATTTCCTTCCAAGCGAAAGACCCATCTTGATTTTTCTCGAATGAATAAGAACGACCTCCACCAGTCTCAGCATAACTTCTATTATAATAGATGTCATGCAGGTGCATCTCTTTCGTTTCGTCATCAGTCCACTCGTTAGCTGGCTCATTAGTCAAGGTAGGAATGGCATCGCCAAAACAAATCAAAAATTGGTGGTCTGTTTGCTCCTTCACCGAGTCAATACGACTCTGCATTGACGAGAGATAATCCTGTAAGCGGATATATTTGCCACGTTTAGCAGGGTTCTCGACACGTATCTCGAAGTTCTGCTTGTCGAATAAGAAGATAGGGTCAGGAAGGGTAAAGCTATTGATGCCCTTTATAATCTTAAAGTAAGGTGCATCTTCACCAGCTGCTGATTGTATAATAGCACTCTGACGGTCCTCATACGTGAGGTTACCCAGTTGTACTACCTCGTCACCCACCTGCGGAGTATCGCTACCACTTGCGTAGTTATCAACATTTGTATTGTCTGCAATCTCAACATAATCAACACCAACAGCGATGACACGACGATGCCAATAGTGGTTAGACAACTGACCGCCTGCATCTATCAAGTTGAACGTTTCGCACAATGCAAGGTCATCCACTCGCATAGAGTTATACACCCTGCGCCCCTCACTATCCTGCTGGCGGAAGTAGCATCGCCATGCACCTACTATCCTCTCTATCTTAGATATCACGAAACTACCAGCAGAGTTCACAATTTTACCCTTGATGTGAGATGTCTTCATAATTTCCACCTCTTCTGCTGTCAGCTTACGATGCACGTGCAAGTATTCTGCATCTACGTGCCAGGCACCTTGCTCATCCTGATAGATAGATACGCCTGACTCGCCACGCACCGACTTACCAAACACGATACCCTTCATAAAGGTAGTCAGTGCATTTACGATGGTGTCTTGGTCTGTACGCACGATTTTCTCCCAGTCGACACTCTTAGGGTCGAGCGTACGAGCAGCCTTTGCTTCGTCAGCCAAGCCAGCAGCAATCTTCTGTGCATCCAAGGTAAGATAGTCACCAATGCGATCGAGCGCATTCAGTACCGACATATTATCGTGGCGGTGTCCGAACGAACCATCACCCTTGTAAGCAGCAGTAACCTCACGAGAGAACCATTCAAGGATAGCTGCTGCTGTGGTGATGTTCCACTTGTCAGAGTAAGGACTCTGAACTGGAAAGAGAGCCCCACTACTCAGCGGTAATCGCTCAAGCTCAACTAAGCGTGGGGCGATGGTAAAAGACCCTACATCTGGTATCTTGATATCCAACATTGCAGGTGCAGCGTCCTCTGACCTGGTAATGTTCAGGTAGGGACGTGCGTCTGCGTACTTATAGGTAAATGTATAAGATGAAGGGAGGTCTTTCGCCTGCCAACTGACGTCGCTCTCAGTTACTACAATGCGACGTACATAGTTGCCTGTGTAGAGGAATTTGCCCAATGAAGGGAAGAAGTCGAGCAACCATTTGCGTTCCTCTTTGGAAAGAAACCCAGTGTTCTTCTTGTATTCTCTGACTGTATCGACACGATACTCTTCTGAGTCGTTCTCAATCTCAGCTACATTGTGCGTGTGTTTCGCTGTGTTCTCAGCATCACCATACGCACGGAAGGTGTCGATACCACCGAGTGAATTTTCGAAGAGCACCCACTGTTCTTCTTCGCTTCGAATATCTGAAGCATAGTATCGCTGAATGTAGGTGAGTCGAGTTCCAGAAGCATCTTCTATCCATACGTCATAGTAGCTTGGCATCTTACTGAGCTTACCAGCGATGACTCCATATTGCATTGGGATCGTCCACACTTTCCCATGAGAGAGGTTGCCAAGTTCGATGTCTGTCTGAATATAACTACCATTCTCCTCTACGTAAGCACGACACTTCGCAACACAGTCCTCGACAGCGTAGTAGCTAAGGAACTCGGGCGTGTAATAGGTAACAGGCTTGACGGTGGGCTGCCACGTTAGGAAGTTACGCTTCAACCAGTTTGAAGCGGTGTCAGCAAAGTTGTCGATACCTGCACGGAGTACCGTGAATTGCCAAGACTCTTGAGCAGCTGTCTTATCTTCGATGAGATAAACTAAGAACTCACGAGCAATGTTCGGTTGACGATAAATTGTAGTCGACTCCTGGATCTGAAATGACAGCAGCGGAGTGATGATATTCTCCAAGTCTATCTCTATGCGCTTAGCCTTGTTCGGTGTATAAATGTGCTGCACAATAATCTCATTCGAATCTGCATACTTCAGAACGAATGTAACCTCTTGCGTGCTTGATATAATGAAGTGATTCATCGAGCCAGTCAGGCTGAGCGAATCAGGTTTAAGAATAATATCCATGTGCGAATTGTTTATCACAAAATTACCATATATATAGGAAATAATAAAGGACAGGTTTTATCCGCAATTAAATAGGCACGCATTCCAGCCACACCTCTGTTCGAGTGTATTCGTACTCTCCGTGTCTGAACCAGCCACCTTTTCTTGTTATTCGCTCCGTGTATGAACGCTGCTTACCATATTGCACACCAACATACTCAGCAGAAGGTAGAGGAGGGTAGATTGTCACGAAGGTCTTGTTTCGCTCTCGATCAGCAGCTGAGTACTCTTCCCATGTAACCGATGTCCGTTTCTCTTTGCCTACCCATTTATACTTTACATCCATCGCCTTGAGCTGCTCATTGATAGTAGGAGCAGTAATGGTAGGCTGCATAAGTGAAACCGTGTAGAGTTCTGATTCTACTGGCTCATTCTTACCGCCAAGTGTAAACTTGAGTTTGTTGAAAAAGAACGGCACACCACGGATAACGACCTTAGCATAAGAGGATAGGTTCTGCTTCTGCGACTGAGAGAGCAGCAACTTCACCTTCATGTCGTGAAGAGAATTGCGCAGCAGCAGGTCGTATTCACGGTAGAATTTTTCAAAGATGCCTTGTGGACCATTGTAATGCAAAGCGTAATCGAAGATGCGAGGATGTGAAGGTGCATTCACATCGTAGGCAGAGATAGTTCCTGCTGGACGACCGTCTGAAAGATAACTAAAGGCGAGTATCGTCTTTTGTTTGTTGGCAGATTCCGAGGTGCTCTCCTTTGGTTCCGTAGCAACAACCATCTTCGAATTGAGCGACATGTATGAACCTACGTAGAGGAACTTACCCATATCATAGGTAAAGTCTTCCTCTTTGATTGTAGCCTTATAGCTAAGCATTCGTAACTCTGGTATAAGTTCAGGAACCTTAATCTCTTTCGCTTCGAGTGTTTCTCCCGTGTTGTAGTCTTGCGAAGCTTCGCCTATCTTCACCGTCACTTGGAAGTCGCCAGACCATCCAGTCTTATAGATAGCTCCATCGACAGGGTCTAAGTAAGCGTTCGGATTCGACTTGACTAAGCTGTCTAAGTCGTCGTAGGAGTCAGAGATTTCAGAATCAACCTTCTCCTCTGCTGAGAGAGTAATACGCTTATAGTCGTTCTCTGACTTATAAGAGAGTGTAGGTTCTTGCGTTACGCAATGGGTAAGGTCGGTGTTCGGAGTTTCGTTCAGCGCATCACGCAAGAAGATGATATCTGCAATGCGCTTACCTTCATCAGAGGTAAACTCACAACAGAACTTCTTACGAAAAACAGAGATAAAATCAGCGCACGTAACATCAGGAACAAGGTCAGCAATCTTTATCTTTCCATTCACCAACACGTCCATCACATTGTTTACTACCACCATCTTATTGAAAGGTTCTGTGCGAGTAAAGAAGTTCTCTTGCAGATCATACCCAAAGTAAGCGAAGACACGCTTCAGAAGGTAGTTCGCACGGATAAATGGTGACATATAATAACCAGGGGCGAGCGTGATTGGTATGTCATCGACATACTCTGTACGCTGCACTGCATTATAGAAGTCACAACCCTCACCGCTCATGTCAGGGTGAAATGAAGTAGCAGAAGGCACTTCTGGAAGGAAGTCATAGATCTTGTCGTATCTCAACACCTTTTCTTTACCAAACCCATTTAATACCTTATAATTAAGACCTGCCTTTTGTCCAGAATCATCCGTAAAAAGCACTGGAAAGATGCCGTAATGCTCATTAGAGTTATTGCGAAGATTACGACAAAAATTAATCCCTTCTTCTACAGTGTTCACTCCTGGTATGAACTCACCTTTGAAAATATCCTTCAGCTTTACCTTCTGAATCCTTGAATAGAAGGAGCCATCATTAATGTAGAAGGAGGTTGATATTCCACCCTTGTACTGAGCAGACAGCACCACCTGACGACATTGAGCGAAGTACTCACCATCTTGTATCGCGACATCTGTAGCAGTCATCTTCACACGTCGACCGAATGAATCAGGGAAACCGAGTATCCTGCGGTTACGTTCTGACGAAGGCAACTCGAGTGGTGTAGTCTGTTCGCCATAATCATTGAAGAACGGATTGGTGCGTTCAACTTGTATCTGTGTGTCGGGCTTGAGGTTGTAGTCTTCGCCCTTCTCTATGTTAGTTATCTTCATTGCTGTGTAAGGTGTTAAGTCTATTTACTTCCAAATCTGCGAGCTTTGTCTTGTAGCTGCTGCTTCTGTTCTATCTCGTTAAGAGAGACTGATGCAGGAATACCATCAACTGACAATCGATCAAGCACATCAGTCAGTCGCTCAATGAGTGTATCCCTATAAGAATCCTTAACCACGCCACGCACGTCATTAACTGTTGGCGTGACATATCCACCAGAGGCACGACCTTGCGCCTGCTGAACAAGAAACTTATTCATGTCGAGTGTGCGAATGGTTCCTGCACGCTGTGCACGGTCGATGATATCAATGAATGGTGCAACGGTAGGATTCTCAACAGCAGCATTCGATGCCACCCATTCCTTGCTGTGACCATACCCACCTTCTCCGACGAGAACGGTTGGTTTGTCGATAAATCCACGCCTATCTGGGTCGTAGTCAGCACGGAACATCTTTCCATCCTGCCTACGCTCGACATCAATACTACCACCAGACTCAAGACCTGTAGCTACACGTGCGCCTGAGGCAGAGGCAGAACCACCTGCTCCGCTGAGCGACATACGTTTAACACGCTGACGTTCAGCGTTAGCAGTAGCAAGTTGCGCCGCACCAGTGATACCCATCAAGGCAGCAGCGATAGGACCAGCGATAGGACCAAGTTCGCTAAGAGCCTTCATTATAGATACTGATGTGTCAGCTATAATCTGAGAGGCTTTGATAGCGAAGTTAACGTCAGCATACTTCTTCTGTATCTTTAGCTTTTCCTCAGATTTCTTTTTTTCAAGCTCTGTGGTATCTTTACCTGCTTTCTTTGCTGCTTCAATCTCCGCATCATACTTCGCATCAACGTTCGCTTCCTCTGCTTGCTGTAGTGCCTGAACAGCTCCATTGGAGAGGTTAGAGTAAAAATCGAATGCCTCCTTCATTTTGGCAATCTTCATATTCTTCACTGCCTCTTCATATTCTTCTTCAGATATCTCTTTATTCTGAAGGTGCATCTTCAACTGATCCAA